GATGACACCGAACTGATGACCATGTGATTTTGTTCACACTCTAAACAGAAAAACGCCGCATTCATACACGATGCGGCGTTTTTTTTATTAACATCCCCGGTTAAATGCCTAATTTTGCAGCATATATCTGAACTTATGGCCAAAGGACGAGACAAAAACCTGATAGAACTCCGTGATGAAGCCCTGTGCCGCCGTTACTATTACTGGACGGAGGTGCAGCGCCTACGTTTTGATGATGCCCTGAAAGTGTTATCTCGCCAGGAGTTTTTCATTTCCGAAGAACGGATCATGTCCATTATCCGGCGCAAGTGCCGGGAGTTGAAGGACCTGGAGGTGAAGCCCGTCCCGAAAGTGAAGAAGCCCCGCCTGACAGCCGTCCAGCTCTCGCTCTTTACGGGAGAATAAACCTTGCCGCACCTTCCTGCATGGCCGACTCGTCATGCAGCGTGAAGGAGTAAACCGTCTCGTACACCTTGATGTTTCCGGGCATGGAATAGTCCCGGTTTTTCACCCTGACCAGCGGGCTGGCTTCTTCCGAACACTGGAATCCCTGGAGTATCCTGTACAGTTCCTTCGCCTTCAGTAGACGTTCCTTTGCTTTTTGATAGGTTCCGGAAGTGTAGTGGGTGTCATCGTAACAGTCGACGGCCAGACGTATGGTAATGAGTGACTCGCTTTTCTGTACCCCGTATCCGAGGTCGTTCCAGTCCGATTCGGTATTTCCGATCAGCACACAGGGGAACGTGACCGGGTAGTGGTCCTCTTCTGCCCCCACTTCAAGTTGCCCGTAATCCTCGTCTATGCAGGAGAGTTCCGGCATCATTCCGGCGATGCGTTCCATGATCGCGATGAATATTTCTTCCATATCCTTATAAGTTTAAAATGTTTCTGATTTCATTTTCTGTTTTTTCCGTTATCCTGTCGGACAGTTCTTTGCTTTCTCCGATGAACTGCCGTTGCGGTATTCGGATCCGGAGTTTTTTCTTTTTGGTGAGCGCCAGTCTTTTCCATTTCAGCGCTTCCGGGTTCTCCTGCGGTTCGTTACTTGCGGCAAAACCCTTCTTTTTGCCTTTTTTTTTGCCCGTAGCGGCTTTTTTAGCCTTGCCTGAAGCCTGGTAATACTTCGCCCACGCAAAGCGCCGCATTCGTGGCGTAACGGTCGGATGCACTTCTCCTCCCCAGTTGTTGACGGGAGCGTATATGAGGTCGTTGGCTACTCTCACCCGGTAGTCCCCCGGCACGTACTTGACGGAGCTGAAGAGGTGGTTCCTCCCGGAGAGCAGCGTCCCGTACTGTCCTGCCGCATCGGTCCGTCCTGAGGACAGTCTTTTCGCTTTCGGCCACGGGTGTAATCCTCCGTTTACGAAACCTTCCCGGCGGAAATTGTCCTGGAAATGGTCTTTTGCCATTCGTCCGGTGATGACCGGCATCTTCCGTTTCATCAGGTCATCCAGTTCCTTGCGTTTGGCTTTTATCAGCTTTGAATATTCTTTTATGTCCATAAATGACTGATTTAAAAAAATAATTTTATACTTTTGCAGACAAGGCGTTTTATGTGCCTTTTTGCGTTATGAATATACCCGAACAAGTAAAGAACGAGGCCCGGTGGCTCATAGAACAGTACGGCGATTCCTTCGATTACCTTGGTAATCATGAAGGGGCGGATTATTTTTTGTACAAGTTCCCTGAAGATGTAACGACCGGCTTCCCGTTTGTTTTCCGGTATGGTGACGGTCCGGTCATGACATTCTCCGACTTTGAGGCCCTTGATCTCATTAACCTATTTATCAAAGATTTCGATGAAGTCGGTGTTGAATAGCTTGTTGTCTATTCTCATTATTCCCCTGCAATAATGCGGATTCGCCTGTCCGCTTTCGCACAAGTATTTTATATCTTTCCATTCATTGACGGAACCTTTGGAATTGTCATGCTGCGGTTCGATGTAGCGTAATTCTCCGTTGTTAAACCGTTGCAAGATCGTAGCATGTCCCCCTCCGGATTTCCATCCTATACTCAGCTCATAAACTCCCTCATCCTTGCAGGTCTCTTCAAAGAATTCCCGATACCGTTTAGGAGTCATTTTCATATATTGTTTTGATGCCATCCAGCCGGTGATACTCGTGTGTTTGGCTTGTGTGCCATCTATATTTTGCCACACTTCCCACGCGTTTGTCCCCCTGCTCAGATAGTCCAGTTTGGACCCGGGCGTGTTACCCTTTGCTGTAATGTCAAATCCTTTTAATCTTAAGGCATAGGCCGGCGCACAAGTTTGGCAGTTGATTCCATATTGTCTGTCGGCAGGTTTGAAATCCGGGTTCTTTGAGAATCTGTTTCCCTGTTTGTCCTGGTATAACCCTTTAGGGTCTGGAATGAATTGTTCCTTATGCTTCGGGTTGGCATTCTGTTTGTCCGCTTCCTCTACTGTCATGGGTTTCCCTTTGGTGATTCCAAGTGTTTTTTCCATTTGCTGGTTGTGTCTGGCTATGGCTTCTTTCTCCTCCAGTGTCAGGTTGTCCGGCATTTCCGCTATCATTTCCTTGATACGCTGTGCCAGTCTGTCCACTGTCTTCTTTGCTCCCCGGTGCGCATCCTTCTGATACGGGTGTTTGTCCGAGAAAAGTTTTGCGTCCTTTCCCGGATTGTTTTCCAGTCCCGGTTGCGGCTTGTTGTCCGGTCCGCTTCCCGGTACCGCTGTCGGCGCTTCATCCGTTGACGAGAGCGTACACTTGCAGTTCCACCGGTCTCCCGGTCTGTGCACGTTCCAGAACGGATCATCGACGGGGCGTATGGTTCCCCAGAAAATTTTGTGGTCCGCTCCCGGGTGTACTGATGTCGAGGGTATCCATTTGAGGTTCGGCAGGATATCCTTCTCCCGCTCGAACTGTCTCCAGTCGGCTGCCTGATGCGCCCGTATGACTGCCGTGTCGTATTCGGTACGTAGCCAGTCTACCATCTGGTGGTCCGCTATGGGCATGACGAGTTTCAGCCACTGTTCAAACGGCCTTAAATTGCCGTTTTCGTCCAGCAGTAGCGCCGCCATGTCGTTTTGTGCCCGGTGTACCTTGAACGCGGCAAATACGGCGTTGTTCGTCCGTATTTCGCGGTAGAAGTCATAATCCGGATCATCGGGCTTTCGTGCCCCGAACCCCTTGTCGGTGGCTTTGTTCATTGTTTTCCACGTGGCCTCGAACAGATTCTCCTCAATGTCGGTCATGGGATGGAAATCCTTGCTGTATATGTTCTTCAGGGCTTTCTTCAGTACCTCCTCATCAAAAGAAAACACGTTTTCCACCTGCTTGTTTTCAAACCGGTAGAGGTCGTTCATCACCACTCTAAAACTGCCCCGTCTTTCCCCGGGGCTTTCCCGAAAAAACGTTTCAGCCAGTTATACGCGTTTTTAAGGGCGTTTTTCTTCTCTTTGGGAGTCTCTTTTCCGGTCTCCGATATTTTCTCCTCTTCGTCCTCCTGTTTTCTGGCGGTTGCCGCTTTTTCTTTCGCTGCCTGTATTTCAGTTGCTCTGGCTTCCTGCCGTTTTTTCAGTTCGTTGTAGTTTGCCGGCTTCTCGATTCCGAATTCCTCGTATAGGTAGTCGTCTCCCACCGGCAGGCTGAAATTTGTGTGTAGCTGTGTGAGGATGCTCATCTTCTTCTCCGGTTCGATGACTTTCTTTTCCGGGTAGCAGAACTCACCACCGGTGGTATCTATCCCGAGCATGGCGAATATGTCTGTCATGTTGTAGTTGAGTACGTCCAGGATGTCCTGCCGGTCCGCAAGCGTGACTTTCTCCTCCACGTCCTTGTGAACGGTTCCGAGTGCCTGTGTGCCCTTGTCCGACGCCTCGGTGGTGAGTGTGTTCCCGAGGAATAGTTTCGATATCTCGCTATTGCATCGTTCGCAGAGCTTGTCGTAGAGGTCGGAACTTCCGGTCTTGTTCGCCGCTTCCCTGAGTTCCATCATTGTTTCCTGGGCGTGTACGAATACCGACATGCTTCCGGTACTTTCCGCATCCGCCAGCGCCCTCTGTCTTGCCTCGTCGTCATCCGTGGGGTATGTGTATTCCCGGATAGGTGCGCCGAACACTTCCGCGAACTGCGCCCAGTCCGCCACGTCGTTCCGCTTGTATATCACCCATACGGCTGCCTTTGCGAGCATTCCGAGCTCTTCTGGTTCTCCGATGAAGAGCAGGTCGGGGTATTCGTCCCAGGATGTTCCGGTAGTGTCCGTTTGGTGGCGCAGTATGAGCCTGCGTACCGGATCCACATGCTTGCGCGGTATCCGGTCGTAGTTTACCCATTCCCCTTTGCGGTAGAACTGCACGAGCGTGAACCCCCAGAATTTCGCGTCTAAGATGTCACCTATGAGACGCCGGAACCATGGTGAACGTATCTGTTCGTTTACCGCCTTGTCGGGCTTTCCGTTACGCCGGAACTCGATGACGGAGGAGAGCACGGCGTTTTTCCGTTTCTCGATGACGCTTGTCAGGTGCGTGTCCATGAGAATGTCGTCATACAGGTCGTACAATTTGAACCTTCTGGAGTAATCAACGTTCTCGAAGGCGCGTATGGCCAGCATATAATCCGCTATGTCTATGCCGAAGCGCTTAGGTTGTGTCAGTATGATGGTTGCGGGACCTTTCTGCCCGGGCCTCGGCAGATTTCCGCTTTTGGTTATCTTTCCGGCCCTTTTCTGTCTTTTACTCATGTTACCAGTGATTTACACGTTTACGGTTGCTTTTGATGAGGAAATTTGATTTTGTCGCCCTTGTCTCTTCGGGAAGCAGGGGTAGCCCGTCCACGGATAACTCCTCGGCCGCTACCGCCCTGAGCCATTCGACGGCCCTTTCGTAACGTTCCTTGCGAAGGGTTGAAAGATTCCTCGGGTTGTGGATGCTGAAAATATGGTACACTGCGATGTCTATGGCCATCATCAGCACGAGCTGGCTCCGTCTGTCTCCGGTCTCGGTGAATATCCTGTCACAGTCATAGCGCTTGGAGAGGTAGCACCGCATCTCTTCGATGGCCCGGTCCTCGCATATCTCCACGACGGCATTGTCCTCCCTTGTCAGCGCATCCAGTATTTCGCGGTGGATGCTCGCATCGTAATCTGTAAGTTCTATAAATTTGCTCATTTGGGTAAAGTATTAAAGTTTACAGTCTGTACTTGTTGTGCGCCCGCATCTTCCTTGTGGAGATGACGGCCGGCTTTTCCGCCTGGTGCGCCTTGCGGTCTATGATGCGGTTTCCTCCTTCCACGCAGTCGGGACCGTCAGCCGGATATGTCAGCATCAGGTTGAAGAGGCTGAACTGGTCAGTAAGCAGCTTCATGTGCGGGTTGTCCTTTTCCGCCTCGTTGAAGATGAGGTTCCCTTCACTGTTGAGCGGTTCCAGGTTCGTCTCGATACGTGTGGCCTTGTCCGTTTTCTTCTCTTCGTCCCCCTGGATATAGAGGGCTATCTTCCTTTGCCGCCGTATGCGCCTGATTATGGGTTGGAACACCTGCTGGAAAAAAGGGTCCTGCAACTTGTTGTTCTCCATGTAGCAGTATACGTTCGTTTTCCCGTTCACGAATTCCAGCAGTTTGATGTACCATTCGATGAACGTGGCGTTCGTCTCCCTTCCGAGGAACCCCTTGATGACATAGAGCTTCCCGGCCAGTTTTCCGAGCAGGAACGCTGCCTTTGTGGAACTCTTCTTCGTCTTGTTCTCCCCGGGTGCGGGGTCACCGTAGATGACCAGGAACTTGAACTTCGATAGCGCCGGCACTTTCCCGTAGATGATGTCCTTGAATATCTCTCCCTCCGCCACGGGGTTGTTGAAGAATTCCTTCTGGCGTGCCGCCGCGCTGACCATTGAGAGGAAGAGGTCTATGTCCTCTTCCGAGTTTTTTTGCGGCCATACGGAGAGTCCGTTTTTGTCACGTATGTTGATGATGTCCACGTGTCCGATGCCCTTTCCCTTCAGTTCGGTTGCCTTTTCAATGGCCCTTTTTATGCAGCAGTCCGCGGCGATGATGTTCCCGTTGAAGAGTATGCGGTAGTTTCCTGATACGGACATGGTCGGTATCAGGGCTTCCTCCAGCCATTTCCATTTGGTTTTGATACGTTCCGGATTCCGGCATTCCTCGTCGGTGTCGATATCGTCCACCAGGATGAAGTCCGGCCGGAAATTCTTGTTACGGGTACCGCGCGGTGACTGTCCGGCTCCGATGGCGCGGAAGGAACATCCCGCCATGATGGTGAATTCCCCCGTTTCCCAATACCCGGGTTTCTTCTGCATCCCGTAGTCCTGGATGATTCTTTGGTTCTCTTCGAAGTTGGCCATGAACGGCAGTAGGAGCCTTTGGGCGTTGTCCTGCGAATTGGATATCAGCAGTACGTTGCGCACCTTTCTGGTAATTGCCAGTTTTGATATTTCCATCATGGACCGTGCGGACTTCGCCAGCTCCCGCGACCACGCGCGCACCTCATACCACCGGTTGTTCTTTATCAACCTTCCGGTAGCTTTCTTGTGGAAGTCCGCCGCCTCGCATGAATAGTACATGGCGAAGTAATACCGGAACCACTCCTCGTCATCCTTTTCGAGCCTTTCCCTGCGTGCACGTATTTCCGCTTCCGTGTCCGAAGGGTTGATGTCCGAATTTTCGCGTATGGATGCGATCAGCTCCTCCCATTCGACAAGTGCCGTGCGGTCCTGCGGTGTAAGTCTTTTCTTTGCCATGGTTATGAAACTTTTGATTTAACGAACGCGTCAAGCAGTGGTGTCACTTCCTTCGCCTGCGTGGGGTCGGATGCGCGCAGCCATTTGAGCAGGTCTGAGAATACCGATATGATGTCCGAGAGCCCGACTTCCGTCTCCATCTTCTTGATGGCGTTGGACAGTTTGGATATGGTGTCCGCCTCTGCGGTGTTCGGGAACCGTTCCCCTGCCGGTCTTGCCATGATGGCGTTGTTTAGTTCTGCCAGCTGCCTGTACAGGCTTTTCAGTTGCTCCTCACGTGTGATGGTGATGGATGTCTTGAGCATCTCCCATCCGTTCTTGCCTATCCAGTTGTTCACCGTGATGCGTGACACCCCCACACGCTCGGCTATTTCCTGTTGCGTGAGGTTCTCTTTCAGGTAGAGCGTCTTCGCCCATTCCCTTTTTTGTTGCATGCTTAGTTCGGTCATATTGCCTCCTTTTTTACGTGCAAAATTGATAAGGAAAAGGGGCGGAAAAAAACGCGTGCCGCATGATGACACTTTAAAACTTCATGACAGCGTTTTAAAGTCCGCATGATAAATACGCGGTTTGAAAAACGGCTTTAATCCCCCTAATTTCGCACCGTAAACTTCGCGGGGAATACCCGCTCAAAAGACTATATAAGCATGAAAAAGTTTTTCAACATCATACCCGGGAAAGACGCCTGTTGTATCCTTCTTTACGGTGACATCGGTGATTATGACGACAATGTGCGCAGCGGGGATATCGCTCGCGAGCTCCTGGAGGCCGAGGCCTTGTCCGGCAGGATTGACGTTCGTATCAACAGCAACGGCGGCGAGGTGTATGCGGGCATCGCCATTTTCAACGCCCTGAAAAACAGCAAGGCCGACATCACCATTTACGTGGACGGTATCGCCGCCAGCATGGCCTCCGTCATCGCCCTTTGCGGTAAGCCGGTGCAGATGAGCCGTTATGCCCGTCTGATGCTTCACAGTGTCCAGGGAGGCTGTTACGGCAACAAGGAGGAGATGCGCGGGTGCATCCGCGAGATTGAATCGCTGGAGGACACCCTTTGCGAGATGTATGCCGCCCGCATGGGAAAGGACAAGGAGGAAATCCGCTCGTTGTATTTCGACGGGAAGGACCACTGGCTGCGTGCCGATGAAGCTCTGGCGCTGGGCCTTATCGATGGTATCTATGATGCCGACCCCCTTCCGGAGGACAGTACCCCCGAACAGGTATTTCAAATATTCAATAACCGGCTGTACAAGCCACAAAACAAGAGTAACATGAATTTAGACGAACTGAAGAAACGTCCGCGGTTCAAGAACTGCGTGACAGATGACGATTTTCTCCGTGAAGTCGGGCTTCTGGAAACGGAGGCCGGGAAAGTTCCGGGCCTTGATGCCGAAGTCACCCGCCTGAAGGGTGAGCTGAAGGAGTTCCGGGACAAGGCGGATGCGGATGAAGCCGCCGCCCGTAAGAAACTGCTTGATGACGCGGAGAATGACGGGCGTATTGACGCCACCACTCGCCCCATCTATGAGAACCTTTTGTCCAAGGACCGCGAGAATGGGGAAAAGGCGCTGGAGAAACTCTCCCCGAAACGTAAAGTCATGACCGACCTGCGTGTGAACCCGACAAATGAAAGTCCCTGGAACAAGCGTATGACCGAGATTAAGGACAAGTTGAAACATTAATAAAAATATTTGCTATGGCAATAGTAGTAAGAAACACCAACTACAACGGTGAGGTACTGGAGAAGATCTTGGTACTCGCCTGTACCGGGAACGACCTTGTGGAAAAAGGCCTGATCATGGTGATCCCCGGCGTCGAGAAGAAAATCAGCCTGCCGCGTATCAAGACCGGCAAGATGCTCCAGAAACGTAAGGAGAACCCGGGCCTGGAGGATTCGAAGGGTAACTTCAATTACTCGGAGAAGTCTCTGGATCCGGAGGATTTCATGGCGTTCACCACTTTCAACCCTCGCGCTTTCGAGCATATCTGGCGCAAGTGGCAGCCGAAAGGCAACCTTGTGTTTGCCGAACTTCCTCCCGAAGCCCAGAACACGTTGCTTGATGAACTCAGCAAGAGCGTGAAATTCGAGTTGGGCTGGCATTACATCAACGGCGAGTTCGGGAGTGATGACGACCACCTTTTTAACGGTATCCTGACACAGGCTGCCAAGGACTCGGACGTGATAGTGGTCCCGGCTCCTGCCGATACTTCCATGATCGGTAAGTTGAAGGCTGTCCGCAAGGCCATTCCGAAAGCCCTGCGCGAGAACCCGAACCTGCGTATCCTGATGAGCATCGACGACTTTGACAAGTACGATGACGAACTGACCGAACGCGAGTACAAGAACACGAGCGAGACGGACATCAACAAGAAGCGTTACAAGGGTATCACCATCGAGACGCTGAACTCCTGGCCTGACGATCTTATCGTGGCCACGCTCTGCTCGATGAGTGCCGACGGCAATCTTTTTGCCGGTGTGAACCTTCAGGACGACGAGGAGGTGATCCAGATTGACAAGTGGATGAACTCCAGCGAGCTGTACTTCTTCAAGTTGTTGATGAAGGCCGATACGGAAATCGCCTTCGGTGAGGAGTTCGTGGTGCTCGACACCCGTACCGACCCGGCGTTCAAGGCGGTGGAACGTAACATTTCAGCCGACCCTTCCGCCCTTTCTTTCAAGGCCGCGGGTGAGAGTAAGTATGTGACGGTTACCGCATCCGGTGATTATAGTGTGACATCCGTCCCCGCCGGTTTTACGGCGGTCGGTACCGATGACGGGCTGAAAGTTACCGCCGGTGTGAACAGTAGCGGCAAAGCAGTATCCGGCACGCTTGTGGTAAGCCTGGACGCTGATCCGGAAAAGAAGGTTGAAATAGCGTTGTCCCAGGCGGCCGCTGATGACGAGGAAGGCGGTGCGTGATGGGCAGGCTGAAGTATTTGGTCATTCATTGCACGGCCACGCCTGAAGGGCGCGAAGTCAGCGGCGCGGAGATTCGCGCCTGGCACACGAACCCGGTATCAAAGGGCGGTCGCGGCTGGAAACAGGTCGGATATACTGACCTGTTCCATCTGAATGGCGGCGTGGAGCGTCTGGTGGACAACAACGAAGACGCGAACGTGGACCCCTGGGAAATCACCAACGGCGTGGCCGGCTACAATTCCGTGAGCCGCCATATCGTGTATGCCGGCGGTTGTGAAAAGGACGGCCGGACTCCCAAGGACACGCGTACGGTGTGCCAGAAGCGTGCGCTTGAGAAGTACGTGAAAGACTTCCACCGCCGTTTCCCTGATGTCCGTATCGTGGGACATAACGAACTGGCGGCCAAAGCCTGCCCCAGTTTTGACGTGCGTAAGTGGCTTGTTTCAATAGGTATCAGACAATAATAAACGGCAAGAAGATGGACACCCTGATAAATTTTTTAATGTTCGCCCTCCCCGGCGGTTTTGTCGGAAGCATCTTCACCTGGCTGTTCGGCCGGCGCAAGCGTGACAACGACATGCTGTCCCAGCTTCAGGCGTCCATCAACCTGCTGAGTGAGGAGAACCGCAAGATTCTGGAGGAGAACGTGCAGCTCCGGCGCGAGAATGCCGACCTGAAGGCGAACCAGGAGGAGATGATCCTGAAGCTGTCGTGCCTGACGAAAGAGGTCGAGCGGTTAAGAAAAGTAATAAGTAAACAATCGGTAAATGATGAAAGACAGAATCCGGGGGTGGACCCCCGTAATCCTATTATTGCTCGCCGTGTTCCTGCTGGCAGGATGCGGCACGTCCAAAGAGAGCCGGGTCCTTCAGAGACAGGGCACGGTGCGGACGGAGAGAATGACAGACAGCGCCGCCGTGTCCGCGGACGTGGCAGTAACAGCGGCGCGCAAAATGCAGGAGCTTTTGGCGGACCGCCGGAGTTCGACCCTGATGCAGGAACCGATTCCGGCACAGGAGGCGGCTTTGACGATTCCCTTCCAGAACCTCCTTGACCTTCCCGAGGGTGCCGGTTACCGGCACCGGGACGGGCGTGCCTCGGTCGATATCCGCAGGCAGGGGGATTCCCTGACGGTCACCGGGCATTGCGACTCGCTTATGCGCCGCTGCCTGTTCTATGAGGAAGAGGTTTTCCGAAGGCAGGTCCGGGAGGACAGCCTGCTGCAAATGGTTGAATTCTATAAGCGGGAACTGGTGCGTATCCGTAACGAAACCGAACAGGACATAACAGAGGTTAAAACGGAGTTCAAACAGCGTTTTTCCCCCGTTAAAATCGCCCTCATTGCCTTTATCGCCGGTGTGGCATCCGGCATATTATCAACCTTTTTAAAAAAGAGACGACTGTATGAAAAATAATAAGAATTTCATTTATGGCATCGCCGTCGTTACGTTCGGCGCCATGACTATCGGCTGGATCGAGAAGGGCAGCTGGGACTGGGGCGGCACGAAGCCCGAGAGTGTCGATATTGAAGCCGAGCAGGTTCCCGATGCTCCCGTGCTGACGCTCTTGCAAAAGAACGGCCAGGTATCTCCTACGTTCAACCTTATCCAGCTGGACTATAAGAATATCAAGGCCGTTTTGGGCGGCACGCTTGTAGGGCCGGCGGATGCTCCAACCGGGTGGAAGGCCCCGACCGAACTGGTAAACCTTTCCGGTCCCTGGACCATCAAGTTCGTATCCGGGCAGACGATGTCCATCCCGAACGGCACCATCCTTGCGAACCTCGGCGGGAAGCTGACGCTTACGGAGGTTTCCAAGCTGGAATGCCAGCTGAAGGTGAACAAGCCCGAGGACGGCTCTTCCCCTTACGAAATCAATGACACCGCGGCAGTGGAGGGCTAACGCATGGACGAGCGTGAAGCGAGAAAGGTGCAGAGGGAGGCGTCCGAGGCATTGCTTGACCTGGGTGTCTCCCTTCCGCTGAAGGAATGGCGCCTACCTTTCATGAAACGCCCCGTCCGGTGGAGGGTGACCATGCGGCGCCCGCGTCTTGCCGGCCAGATATGCATCGTGCGGCTCTATCTCTCGATGGGTGTCTCCCCCGAGGAGGTTTCCGCCTTTTCCGGGCGTGAGCGTCTGGAGTTCCTGGCACGGAACGGCGTCAAGGTTTCCCGGATGGTTGCCCATACCCTTTGTCGCGGTCCGGTGAGCCGGCGTCTTCTTGTCCGCCCCGTGGCGTGGTTCCTGCGTGAGGCTGTGGAGCACCGTTTTTTGATGGGCGCCCTGGAGAAGTTCATCAGCCTGATGGGCAGCGAGTCTTTTACGAGTATTATCAGCTCGATCGATCGGGCGAACCCGATGAAGTTGAGAATGAGCCAAAGAAGGAAGGGGAGTTAAGGACCGAGTTTGAAGGTTCCCATAGCCCCTTCGGTTTTATCTGGAACATCGCGAGTGCCACGGGCTGGACGGTGGAGTACATCCTGGAGAAGGTGAACTACCAGACGCTCATCCTGATGCTGTCTGACGCCCCGCGTTATGTCCGCCGCCGGGTGAAAGCCGGTGATCCCGAAAATATTTCCCGTGGCGAGGTCGATCCGGAAGCCGCCGCCCGCGAAGCCGGTGACATAGTGAATTTTTTTCAAAGCAATTTAGAACTGTAAACGATGAAGCCCGTAGAAATTGAATTCCTGATGAAGGACAACCTGAGCAAGGGTCTTGACAAGGCCGGCCTGGCGGTTGATATCCTTGCCGAGAAGTCGGAGAAGGCCGCTGCTGCCATCAATGCCCGTATCTTGGAGCAGAGGAAGGTCATCGACCGGGTGAATTCCGACCTGCAACGGATGGAAACGCAGCTTCAGAACATGAAGCCGGGTCCGGCACAGGCGGAACTTGCCGCCGATGTGACAGCCTGCCGCAAGGTCCTGGAAGAAGAGCGTGCGGCCCTTGAAGGGCTTGAAAAGGAACACCGCGAGGCGGAGAAAAGTGTCCGGAATCTCCGTAAGGAATACGAACGTATCTCCCTTGAGGAGGAACGCGCCGCGGCCGGGAGCAAGAGCCTGACCGACAAGATCCGGGAACAGAAGGAAGTCATCGGGCAGATTGAAAGCGACATCAAGTCGCTGGAGAAAGCCTACCAGGGGGCCGCTCCCGGGAAGGCCAAGGTGGCCGCCCTGGATGAACTGAACGCCGCGAAGAAGGCGCTTGAGGAGGAAAAGGGCGTCCTTTCCGGGCTTCAGGCGGAACAGGAGAAGACACGTGCGGGCAGCAAGCGTCTTTCCATGCAGCTGCGTGAGCTCCAGGACAGCATGGCCCGTATGCGCCTGGAAGGGAAACAGGACACTGAGGAGTACCGGAAAATGGCGCAGCAGGCCGCACTCCTTTCTGACACGCTCGCCGACCTGAACACCCAGACGAAAATCCTCTCGAACGATGACGCGAATCTCCAGGGCTTCATGTCCGGTGTGAGCGGCCTTGCCGGGTTGTTCACCACCGCTACCGGCGCGCTGTCGCTTTTCGCTTCGGAGAACGAGAACCTGGCAAAAATACAGACCCGCGTCCAGAGCGTGATGGCCATCACGATGGGGCTCCAGCAGGTGTTCAATACCCTGAATAAGGATTCCGCCTTCCGCCTGGTGACGGTCGTGAAGATGAAGAACCTGCTGACGGCCGCCAATGCCCGGCTGGCCGTCGCCTTAGGTATTTCCACCGGTGCGGCGCAGGCCCTGATGGCCACGCTTACGTTGGGACTTTCGGCTGTTATCACGGGACTTGTCGTCGCCTGGGACCGATATTCCACCGCGCAGGAGAAAGCGGCGGAGAAAGCCCGGGAAATGGTAAAAATCGAATCCGACGGCCGTGCACAGATGATCAAGACCCGTTTCGAGATTGAAAGCACGCTGGCAAGCCTGAAAAAGTTCACAGGCACGAAGGACGAGGAAAAGTCGAAGGTGGAGGAACTGAACCGCAAGTACGGTGAAAGTTTCGGGTATTACGACACGGTCGCCCAGTGGTATGACATCCTTCAGAAAAAGGGTGAGAAATACATCCAGATGCTTTTCCTCCAAGCCAAGGTGCAGAGCTTGGTGAACAAGGCCACCGAGGCGGACGAGAAGGTGAACGAGATCAAGGTCAGCAAGCCGGAAGACGTGGACGGCTCGATGGGCTGGTTCGCACGCATGGGGCTTTACATGGCCCAGAGCGATTCGTACGGACGGGTGGACGCGCAGTCCATGATATCGGAGTATAACGAGAAGGCGAAGGAAAAGGCGGTACGTGAGGCCGAGGAAGTCCGCGACGGCTACCTGGCTGAAGCCCGGAAGCTCCAGGAGGAATATCTGGATATCGGCAAGGAGTTCGACCTGGGTGACCATGCAAAACCCGACCCGAATGCCGCCAAAAAGGAGCAACAGTCGGAAGAGCAGCGTGCCTCGGAACTTCTGAAGCTCCAGATGAAGAACCGCCAGGCAGAAATCGACCTTCTGAAGGAGAGCGGCGAGAAACGCCGCCGCCAGATCCGCCTGAACTATGACAAGGAGATCGCCGAACTTGCCGCTCAGGAGAAGAAGTGGAAGGACGCGCAGAAGGGCAGCCTGACCGGCGAGCAGGAATCCTCCCTGAAAGAGGCGCGTGAGAAGGCCGCTGCGGCCCGTGACGGCGACCTGGCGAAGGTGACCAGGGAGGAGAACGATGCCGCCCGCCAGTCGATGCTCGACTACCTGAAGGAATACGGGACATACCAGCAGAAGAAGCTGGCCATCGCCCAGGAATACGCGGAGAAAATCCGCAAGGCGCAGGAAGCGGGCAACTATGGTGAAGTATTACGCCTCGGCCGTCAGCAGAAAGAAGAGACGGCCGCCGCCGAGATTGCCAGCCTGAAGGCGGATATCGACTGGGACGGCCTTTTCGGCAACTTCGGCGGGCTGCTTGAAGAGCAGCTGCGTCCCACGCTGGCGAAGCTGAGAAAATATGCCGCCTCCGACGAGTATAAGAACGCCTCCGCCGAGGACAAACAGGTGATCAGCGAACTGATCGCGAAGCTGGAGGACCGGAGTGCGAGCGGTATTAACCGGAACATGTTCAAGGATGTCTCCCGTGACCTTGCCGCCTACCAGGTGACCCTGCGTGACCTGACGGATGCCAAGGAAAGGGAGAAGGCCGCCGCCGATGAACTGGTGACAGCCCAGGAGAGACTGAAGAAAGCCACTGAAAGCGGTGACCCCGCTGCCGTAAAAAAGGCGGAGGAACTGGTTGCCACTGCCGGGGCGGCTTTCGATGCGGCCTCGGCGAGCGTAGCCGCCCTGACGGAGGCGAACGACAAGGCGGCACAGGACCTGCGCACGTCCAGCACGAACGCCGTTTCATCCCTTACCGGCCTTGCCGAGGGTCTCCAGAGCCTGAAGTCTGGTTCCCTTGCGGGAGTGGCCCAGGGGCTGGGCAAATTGGGTGAGGCGACGAAGAACATGGGCGGTGTGATGGGTACGGTAGGCAGCACCCTTGCCGAGACGTTTTCAAACGGCGGCATCATCGGGCAGATTATCGCGGCGGTGCTTTCCATCCTTGACGTGCTGAAGGATGGCATCGGCTATATCGTCAGTTCCCTTATCGATTCCATTCTCGACGCTGTGAACGGCATCCTGAAGAATATCCTTTCCGGTGAACTGTTCACGCAGATCGGCAGCTCCCTGTTCTACGGGGTGAGGGATATCCTGGACACGGTGACCTTCGGCCTGTTCTCCTCGCACGGCAACGCCAAGGAGGTGAACGCGCTGGTGGACCGCCTGACTGAATCGAACAAGTACCTGACCACCGCCATCGAGAAGCTGACCGACGAGATGGCCAGCTCCGGCGGCGCACGCTCCACCGAATACTACCGGAGCGCCTATGACAAACAGAAGCAGAAAATCGAGAACGACCGCCAGATGCTGGAGGCGAAGATGGGTTATCATTCCGCCCACCACTCGAACAATTACTATATCGGCAAGGCCATGGGCAGCGGTGACTGGGACACGGTTTCCGCCTACCTGGGCAAGTCAGTGCGGGATACCGGTTCCCTCTGGAGGCTTTCCCCCGAGGAACTGGCGCGGCTCCAGGAACTTCCCGACATTTGGGAGAAGCTCCATTCGGGCAAGTACGACCAGAGCAAATGGCTTGACGAGTACGTTTCTGACGCGAACACGCTGCTGGAACTCCAGCAGCAATGGCAGGAAGCCATCACGGACACCTCTTTCGACGGTATCCGCGGCGGCATGAAGGACCTGCTGAAGGATTTCGAGACGGACTCCAAGGACGTGATCGCGAGCGTGGACGAGTTCATGGAGAACGCCATCCTGAAGTCCATCGTGAACGGCACCTATTCGGACGAGTTGAAGAAATGGCAGGAGACGTTTGCGGAGTTCATGAGCGACGGTATCCTGTCAAAGGAGGAAGCTGAAACCCTTCGCGGACGTTACAGTGATATTTTCGAGCGTGCCCGTGCCAAGAAGGAGGAGATGTTTGACACTGCCGGCATTACGGAGGAGGGGAAGTCCACGACGCAGATCGGCCGCGCCGGCGGCTTCTCGGCCATGTCACAGGACCAGGGCACGAAGCTGGAGGGCATGTTCACCTCGGGGCTGAACCACTGGGTGAGCATTGACGAGAAGACCGAGGACGTGGCGGGCCGTATGGCCAGCGCCGAGGGACACCTGGCAAAGATCGCGGAGAATACCGGTAAAAGCGCCGGTTTCCTCAATGAGATAAAGGAAGATATAAAACGAATCATACGTGACGGACTAAGAATGAAATCATCATGAGCATGGAACCAATCATGGGCGGCCTGTTCCTTGTGAACGGCACCGATATCTGGACGGAATACGGCGTATTCCTGACCGAAGAGAAGCGCGGTGGGCGTGATAACCTGAAGGCCATCCTTGCCGCGAGCAAGACGAAAGCGCACACTGCCGTGGACATACGCGAGGAGAACGGTGAGAAATATTCCGACTGCCTGACAGTGGCCAACGAGGCGCGCGACATTACGCTGACCTTTGCCCTTTACGCCCCAAGCAAAGGGGAGTGGCTGAAGAAATACATGTCCTTCATCTCCTTCCTGAAAACCGGCGACAAAGGCTGGCTCTCGCTGTATCTTCCGCAGCTGGATCTGACGTTACGCGTGCATTACTTGGAGTGTTCCGGCTTCACGCCGCTGACCTACCTCTGGCGGGAAGGCGTGCAGGCCGGCCGCTTCAAGGTGAAATTCCGTGAACCCGAACCTATCATTTAAACAACGCTCAAACACCATTCGAACATGCTTTTAACGGTATATGACAGAGGCAGGCAGGCGAAAGCGGTCCTTTCCCCGGACGACAGCTCGACACAGGTGAAGGCGATCCAGTCGGACAACGTGCTGACGCTCTCCTTCACCCTGTACGAGTATGTGGCGCTGGAGGTGAACGACTACGTGGATTTCGATGGCGAGCGTTACTGGCTCCAGGAACGGTACCTGCCGGACGAACGCAGCACGCAGGAGTGGAAATACGACGTGAAGTTCTATGGCATCGAGAGCCTGATGAGACGTTTTCTTGTCCTGAATGTGGTGGATGGCGACCCGGAACCGGTGTTCACGCTGACCGCCCCGCCGCGGGAGCACATGGCGCTGATCGTGAAATCTATCAATGACGGTATGGGCGGTGTCACCGACTGGAAGGTGGGCCGCGTGGAAGGCACCGAGAACGTGGTCATCGACTACGAGGGGAAGTACTGCCCCGACGCGCTGAAGGAACTCGCCGGCAAGGTGCCGGGTGCCGAGTGGTGGGTAGAAGGCCAGACTGTGAACCTCTGCCGTTGCGAACATGGTGAGGAGATTTCCCTGGCATACGGGAAAGGCCTGACAGAACTCTCCCGCGACAAGGCCGACGGCGCGAAGTTCTACACCCGTCTGTTCCCGATCGGCAGTTCCCGGAACATTGACCCGGAAAAATACGGCCATAGCCGGCTGCAACTTCCAGACGGTGCTAAATACGTGGATGTGAACACGGAAAAGTACGGCATCCACCATCATTACGAGAAGGACGCCTTCGCGGATATCTATCCCCGGCGTGTGGGTACCGTGACTTCGGTGCGCAGTGCGCAGGTGACGGATGAGGACGGCTACCCGTTCGTGATCTGGTATTTCCGGGATGACACGCTGAACTTCGATCCCAACACCTACGAACTTGCCGGCAAGGTGAAACGCGTCTCCTTCCAGGAAGGGGGCGAACTTGCCGGCCTTGGCGAGGAAGAGGACGGCACCTACTATTTCGAGGTGAACTTCGACAGCGACACGCGCGAGTTCGAGATCATCACGATCTGGCCGTATGACGACGACACGCAGCTTCCCGGTGGGAATCTCATACCGAAAGCCGGTGACAAATATATCCTTTGGAATATCCGTATGCCTGACGAATACTACGCGATTGCCGAGGAGGAATACCTGACGGCGGTGAACAGATACAATGCGGAGAATGCCATCGACGTTTCCGTGTATAAGGGTTCGACAGACCACGTGTATGTCAAACATAACAAAATAGACCTTTATCCGGGCCGTCGTGTTCGTCTGGAGAGCACGGAATATTTCCCGGAAACGGGTTTCCGTTCCAGCCGTATCACGAAAATCACGCGGAAGGTGGCGCTTCCCTCGCAGGTGGACCTCGAAATCGGTGACGCGCTTTCCACCGGCGTGATGGAAAGCCTGAAGGGCAGTATCGAGGAGGTGAGGAATTATACGAAAACGGCCGGTTCGAACCTTCCCGACATCATAAGGAGCTGGGATAACACGCTTCCCACCGACAACAACCTTTTTTCGGCCCGCCGTAGCCAGGCCGAGCACCTGAGCAAGAAGAAGGCTGACCGTGCGAAAAAGAAAATCACCTTTGAGGAAGGTATCGGTATCGGTCAGGAGGAGAACGGCGGCATCGATGGCAAGGGCAACGCCGAACTGCTGACGCTTGTCGTGCGTGAGTTTCTGCGCAGCCCCCAGTTCGTGGACGGGCTTTTAGGTGAGGGCTGGCGTCTGTGGATGGAGGACGCACTATCACACCTTACCATCGACAAGCTGACGGTGCGCCAGGTCATGGTGGTACTGGAACTGCTTATCGAGAAGGTGCGCAGTGTTGGCGGGCAGCTTTGTGTCAGTGCCGCCAACGGTAAGATAAAGACCGCCCTTTTGGAGGACGGGTACTGGAAAATCACTTTCGAGCAGGACAACAGTTTCCAGGCCCATGACCTGATGCGTTGCGCCACGTTTACCGGCGGCAGCCTGAAAGGTTACTGGGTGGAGGTTGCGGCGACAGAGGGTAACTCCATCCTCGTGGGTGAGGATGAATTTTCAGGCTCCTTTCCTGAACCCGGTGACGAGTGCGTGCTGATGGGCAATACGGATAACCCTTTGCGGCAGAACCTGATCCTGATATCCGCCACCGGGGACGGTCAGCCCCGTCTGGATGTGATGGACGGTGTGAAGGCTAAAAACTTCACCGACTGCCTTCGCGCACGCCTGGGTAACCTGGACGGTATCAGCGATGACTGGTTCCCCGCCGATAACCAGCCGCACGGCAACGGCCTTTACAGTGACAACGCCTACCTGCGCGGGACATTCCTTTTGGTGACAGGCGAGGATATCAAGACAAAATTCGAGATCGTCGAGGGACGTATCACCAGTGTGGTGACCGCCCTGCGCCAGGACTTCGCCACCGACCGCGGATACCTGAATAACCCCGCCTTTGACGACGGCCTTATGAAATGGAACACGGAGAACGAGACGGTGTTCTTCCTTGTGGGGAACCGGTGGGTCTGGGCGAACGGCAACGTGCTGACGAAGAAAGGTGACGGCGCGAGTGTGACCGAGGATGACGGCCGTAAGGTCGTGCGTATTCGTAACAAGTACATCTTACAGAAACGCGCGAACCTGAAAAGCATCCCCTCCATGCCTGAAAACGGCAGCGGGGAGAAGGAAGCCGTCCCGGTGTACCTGACCTTCTTTTACCGTTGTGCGGTCGGTGGAACCCTGCGGGTGGAGTTCGTGGGTGTTGACAAGACGGGGTTCGCCAACTTCAACAGCATGGAAGTGGAAGAGGAACTGCCCGCGACTGACGGCTACGTGCAATATACCTGTAGCGGCCTTTGGAACGGTACGGGAGACTTCAAGCTGTCTTTTACCGGGGACATCTACCTGTATATGCTCATACTCTCTACCGACCGCGTGGAATCGCTGACTCACCGTTATAAAACACTTTTCGAGCAGTCGGAGCGTCTGGTGAAGATATCGGCGGCTGTCTTTGACAGGGACGAGAATTTCCTGCAGGAAACCGGGCTTGTTGTGAAACCTGAAGGTGCGGGCATCTACGCCCAGGACGCTGACGGCAAGCTGGCGCTTATCGGGGTGAGCGTGGACGAAACGGATGCCGACGGGAACAAGATCAGCGTGGTGAAGCTGACGGGCGACCATATCAAGCTGGAGGGACTTGTGACAGCCAACGAGAACTTCAAGATATTGGAGGACGGGAGTATCGAGGCGAAAAACGGGAAGTTCACGGGCGAGATTGACGCGGATACGGGTAAGATCGGCGGCTTCTCGATTTCTTACGGGCGTATCGGTATCGACAAGGACGGCGGTGGCAGCGGCATGTTCCTTTATAACAGCATGATTGGCTTCAAGGGTGACAACATGCAGGCACTCATCGGCTGTTACAATGACCTTGGTACCGATATCCTTGGCCGTTTCGTGAACACGCAGTCCGGATACCTTCCGAACTATGGCCTGGTTTTCAGTGTGCAGAACAGCCTTTCGAACCGTAACTACGCGTTTGTCGGGACGGGTGACGGTATCCTGAAAGGTGTAGTGGAGGGCTTCCGCCTGAACTGGATTGAGTTCAGCCAGGCGAAAGAAGCCAAGTATATCAATCTTAATCGTGGCAAGTATGTGGAAGTCTGCGGCAATTATGGTGACTGCGTGCTGATGCTTCCCCGTCTTGCGGAACTCCGTTTATCATTGGGCATGAGCAGCACTTCGACCGAGGACATTGCTGTCCGTCTGACTGTTGTGAAGCGTTCGGGTTCGGATGTGAGACTTTACGGTCGTACGGGTGACTTCACGGTGAATGGTTCCTCGGTCGATAATGCCCAGCATCCATATTTCCGTGACAATAATTTCGGGAACACGGGTTACTGGAACATGGGCAATGGGGACGTGGTCGAGGTTCTTCTGACATACAGCGCCGCCGAGTATAACGCTTATACAGTGAGTATTCATCGTTAAAACAATCATATATGGCAAAGTTAAATTTCAAGCATTTCAGCAAGTACACCGGCATCAGCCGGCAGAAAAAGGAAACCGGCGACGTGCGTGAAGAGTTCGCCGACTTGGTTTACTGCCGTGTCGGTGGTATCAAGGCACACGCCCTGGCGTTCCGTATCTACGAAAGCCAAGGCGAAGAAGAATACAGTGAGGGCGAAGTGGATATTATCCGCCGTGTCGCGGAGAATTTCTGCCTTCCCGGCGTCATTGATGGCCTTTACGAACAGTTGGACATCAATAAAGAAGTTAAGGAGGAATAAATTATGGCACTGACAGAATCGGAAAAGAACGAATTGAAGAAGGACATCCTGAACTCCATCAAGTCTGAGAGCCAGAGTGTCGATGAACTGGCCGAGGTCACCTCGCTGGACAATATCAAGAGCCTTCCTGCGATGCGCGGCCAGGATGTCGTGCTTGCGCCGGTGGCGTTGCTGCGGAAACCGGCGGAAGACGCGGCGGCTACGGCGAACGCTGCC